AAGACGAGCTATCGTTCTAAGTTGAACAAGAAGAACAGGGAAGATGGGACTTATGGTAATGGAGATGGTAAGGATAAGGCTCATCCGAGTATGAAGGATCAGGACGAGAGTAAGAATCGAAGAGAGGGTCAGGCGAAGGGATCTAGGAATCGTAAGAAGAAAAAGAAAACGGTATTGAGTAGGAAGAAGGATGACTGATTTACCTAACATACGTTCTCAGAAGAAGAAGGATTTCATAGAGCATTTTGTAGAGAATGGTAATGCTCTTGAAGCTTGTAGATATGCAGGGTACAAGAGTGATGATTACAAGAAGTTGAGGAATTTGGCGAACACGTTAAAGAGCCAGTTGAAGAAGGAGATTGAGGAAAAGAGTAGGGAGAGGTTGAAGCATATTGCACCGAAGGCATTGCATACGATGGAGCATTTGATGACGAATGCAGATACGGATGCAGTACGGTTTCAGGCATCTAAGGATTTATTGGACCGAGCAGGATACAAACCAGAGGAGACACAGCTTGAAGTTAAGAGAACGATTGAAGAAATGGAAGCGCAACTTATTAGTTTGGTGGGAGATGAGGGGGCAAAGATTCTTCTCCAGAAAGTTGTGGTACGAAGAACTGTACCAACCCTTGAAGAACCGACTGTTATCAACTAAAGATGGCTAAGAAACCAACGATTATTACGAAAAAGCGTAAGGGTGTTGAGATTTCAGTAGATGCAAAATCTCCATCGGTAGACGTAAATTTTGGCAAGAACAAAAATCCAATCTTGTCAAACTTCTCAGAGAGTCCATTTAAATTTAAAGGTAGGAGATTTAAAACAGCAGAAGGAGCATACCAAGCATTTAAATCTGGGAAATATGTTGGAGGTTTTGAAGAGCTTTCTGGTCCTCAAGCAAAATCACTTGGTCGAAAAGTCCAAGTTAATAAAAAGAAATCAGAAAGTATTATGCGTGAGGTTCTTACAGAAAAGTACAATCAAGTTCCAAAGTTTAGAAAAGCCCTTAGAAAAACATCTGGAGAGATTACGCATTCTGTAGGAGATAAATTTTGGGCGAAAAAATTCCCTGAAATTCTGACATCATTGCGAGATATTAAATATACCAATACAACTTATGAAAGTTTAGACCCAGATATAAAAGATGATATTGTTCAATCGTATAAAAAGAATATAGAACAATACCAATTCCAATACGATTCAAGAACTAAGCCTTCTACTGACACACCAGAAGGAGCGTTTTCTTACGCAAAGCAAAGTAAACCAGCACAAAAGTACACAGGATTTGAAGGAGGAACATCTACATTCCGTGGAACAACTCCGTATCGGTTTAAAAACACAGGGATGCTTTCTCCAGACGTTCAGGCAACGGATTATCTTAGAAATTTAATTAAGGAAACAGGAAAACGTAAAACGATCAACATTGCAGGGCATACTCTTCCTTCAGAGGTTGTTAGGAAAATTGCAGACACGGATTTGGTCACAGCAACATGGAGTATGAGTGGGAGCAAGAAAAACAAATTCAATGTCCACTCCCAAGAAGCAAAACAGTTTTTATTTGCTCATGCTGGAGTCCCAGATTCTATGGCAGAAGAGTTTCAGGATTATACAACAACAAGGCATATAGATATTCCTGAAGATAAAAGATATGGCTCGGATGGTGGTCAATATGTCCAAAAAAGTATAGATAGCCCAAGGGTTACAAAACGTAAGCCAGATTTAATCGGAAGGACTCAAACGCCTCCTAGTGTTGTTGCTCAAGACGAGGTAATTCCTGTTTCTCAAGCTAGAACCAAAGGTGGAACTTATGGAGGACTAGATTTACCAGATAAGGATTTACCAAAGGTGACAATCCTTACAGAAATTTCTAAAGAGCTACACGATGTTGTTGGAACAACTCCTGAAGACGTTCCAGAAGGATTTGTAGATAATGCTGGCTTTGTAGACGAAGAAGAATTGAAACATTCTGGATTTCAAATAAGAGATGCAGAAAAACCAGAAGCAGGAGCATTAGTTGTCCAAGAATCGGTGCTTTCAACTTCTCCGCAAGCAAAAAGAGCGAAAGAGCTTGGGAACTTAATTGTTGAACAGCAACGTGATATGCGTAGTGATAGGACTACTACTTTAACCGATACCCAGCTAAAGCCTGAATTTAGTGGTGGCAAGAAGTCAGAAATGGTTAGAGAAGGAACAATTGCTACTGTTGACGAATTAGATCGCAGTCCTTTAGCAGATGCACAACGATCCGCTAGAGTTACAGATCAAGATTTAAATACTAAGATAGGAAAAGCAGGGACAGAAGAGTTTAGGAAATTACAATTGAATCTTAGGGATGCTAAAAAGCAAGTACCGAAAGAACCTAATCTTGCTGTCTCATGGGATATTGAAAAGCCAGTAACACTTCAGCAAGCAAGAGATGTTGCAAGAAAAACTACTGAAACTATTTTAACTGGATCTGCTATAGATCGTGGAAAGCCACATAATGTTCTTGATGTCAGTTTGTTAAATGAAGGCCCATCTCAACCTTTAGGCCCATCAATAGCTCAACAAGAATCATATGAAATAAGCCAAACTGTAAGGAAACCAGAAGTATCTGTTCAAACTAAAGATGATGAAAAGAAAGCTCTTTCAATCCGCAGAAAAGGTAAAAAGAGAGGACAGATAATATGGAATTCCAAGCTATTTAATAAAACTGCTAAAGTCGTAACAGCATTGGCAACTATCCCAGGACTTGATTTTTTACTTACTCCAGTTGATGTAGCACAGGCTCATGATACTGTAATTAAGCCTAGACAGGAAAAATATGGAGGATCTGGGCTTGCATCTGGAAGAGATCGAGATTACGGCAAGGTTATGCAAGCTGGTAAAAGAAAAGTTACTCCACTTACAGAATTTAAAGAGTGGGGTAAGAATGTTTGGGCGCAAATAGATAAACCACCAAAGCAACCACGTTCCCATCGTATTCGATGAACGAAGGTCTTTTATCTCAAGCTCTTGATCTTGCTGAAGCTATTCAGGAGACAAAAGAATCCAACAAGCTTGCTTGTTACGATCCCTACCCTTATCAGCAGAGATTCCACACCGCTAGAGACAATAATGGCAGATTAGCAAGGCAACGCCTATTAATGGCGGCGAATAAAACTGGCAAGACTTTTTGTGGTGCTTCGGAAATGGCAATTCACTGTATGGGAGTCTATCCCGAATGGTGGGTTGGTCCAAGGTTCAGCAAACCCATAAAAGCATGGGCATGTGGTAATACGGCACAGAATGTCAGAGATATTGTCCAAGCAGAGCTTTTAGGGGAGCCAGGAGATCCAGATGATTTTGGTAAAGGTGCAGTTCCTAGAGAAGCAATTGTAAAAACCGAGAGATCCCCCGGAATTCCAAATGCTGTCAGCACCCTGCTTGTTAAGCATAAGTCTGGGAAAAATTCTAAGATATTCTTTAAATCCTACGAACAGGGGAAAATGGCATTTATGGGTAAAGCCATAGATGTAGTGTGGATGGATGAAGAACCTCCACAGGATATTTATTCCCAAGCCCTTCGTGCATCCTTGAAAGGAGGTGGTCTGACTTTTATGACTTTTACGCCTGAAAGTGGAATGACCAAAGTTGTGGCACAGTTCGTAAATAATATTCAGCCAAACCAAGCTTTATACAACGCAACTTGGGATGATGCACCGCATTTAGATGAAGAAGTTAAGCGTGAAATATTAAATGCCCTGCCCCCTCATGAAAGGGACATGAGAAGTAAGGGGATTCCAGTATTAGGTTCTGGTCTAGTTTTTCCTGTTGACGAAGACCAAATTAAGAGAGAAGCTTTCAAAATACCAGAGCATTGGCCCAGAATATGTGCTATTGACTTTGGGTGGGACCATCCAACTGCATGTGTCTGGTTAGCATGGGATCGAGATACCGATTTAGTTTATGTCTATGATGCGTACCGAAAGTCAGCCGAAACACCTGAAATCCATGCATCTGCCATTAAACGCAGAGGCAATTGGATTCCTGTCATTTGGCCTCATGACGGACACCAACATGACAAAGGTTCTGGTAAATCTTTAGCAGAAATTTATAGGAGAAATGACCTTGCGATGCACCCTGTCCATTTTGAAAATCCAGAAGGAGGACAAAGTGTCGAGCCTGGACTTATGGAAATGTTACAAAGATTTCAAACTCAGCGATTACTGGTGTTCAATCATTTATCAGAATGGTTTGAGGAATTCAGGATGTATCATCGTAAGGACGGCAAAATTGTAAAAGAACGTGATGATCTTATGTCAGCAACTCGTTATGCGGTACAAAGCCTTAGATATTCTAAAGCACAATTGCTTGAAAGAAGATTTGATTATGCTATAGGTAGTGATGACAAAGATTACCCTTATTTTGGAGTAGAAGCATGGCATTAATGAACACAGGTAGAGGTGGTAAAAGCAAAAGACTTGGCAGTAAGCTTCAACGTGCAAGAAACATCTTAAATCAAACAAGACAAAGAATTAGTGGATACCAATCAGAAGCAAAAGGTTATCAAACCGCATTAGGAAATATTCAAACAAGACAAGAATCTGAAGTATCAAATTTTAAAAATATCCAAAAAGCATTTTATGAAACAGAAGCAGGAAAAAATATTTTAAACATTAATAAAGCCTATGGCGAAAAAGGTGCTGGTACATATGGGCAAGAAGGTGCTGGAATGCTTAATTGGAATAAAGTTTTGAATCCACAACATCAAGAACATTTTAAAAATATAGGATATAAAAAAGCAGAAGTATCATCTTTACAAAAAGAATATGATAAAAGACATGCTAAAGGATATAAATCACATAGATATGAAACTTATTGGGAAGATATTACAAGAGATAAACAAGAATGGAACCCTTTGAGATGGGCGTATGATACTGTCCAAGTAATAACTGGTCAGAAAAAGATGGTAAGAAAAATTGATGATACTGCTGAAAAACAAGCAGATATCACAAGGAAGCTTAATGAAAGAACTGGAGATTATAATAGAATGATGCAACAAAAAACAGGCATCGGAGACAAAACCTATGCTAATCTTCAGGGTGATATTGATTTGTATGGCAAAAGCAGAACAGGCAAAGATGCAAAATCATATACAGCAAAAGGTGATGAAGTTTATGGCGAAGGTGGAACATTAGCAAAACTTCAAACAGAAGCAGATGATATAAAAACAAAACAACAAGTAACTTTGACTCAATTGGGATTGCAACAAAATTTGTCTAAAAGATACCAATCAGAGATGGCAAGTCTTACGTCAATGTGGTCTGGTGCATTAAGAGAAGAACAAATGAAAGGCAACCGCAGAGGTGGTAAAGATTCTAACAGGCCAAGATTAGGCCAAGGATACGCATAGGAGAAACTATGAAAATATATACTGAAGTTGTATGGACTTGGGACGAAGATAAAGGAGAATTAGTAGAAGAATCTTCTGAATCTTTTGATTACGAAGGTCCAGTAGAACGAGCAAGCAGTTGGGACCAATTTTGGGGTACGGGCGATCATATAGGTCGTGGTGGTTTAATGCACAATATGAATCAGTTGTTTGATATATCCCAATCAGGATCTTTGTTTGGGTATTTTTTAAATCCTGAAGAAGGTTTGTTGCATAATTTTGAAGGCTGGAAAAGAAAAACATTTGGTTCAGGAGATGATGGAGATGATGGTCCAGTAGATGTAACTCCTGCTGAAATAGAAGAAATGATTACCCCTGAACCTACTCCAGAATTAGATCCAGGGTTAGACGATGCTATGAATGCACCGCAATTTACAGATGTATCTATGGCATCTAAAAGAGCCTCTACTCGTCAAACTTTAGGAAGCAAAGGTTACGACACTAGAACATCACAAGGTCGTACTACGACAGAAACAAATAAAAAAAGATACGGAACCGCTTTAACTAGAAATGCATAATGGATGGTGCATCTGAAAATAATCCAGTAAACGATTTACTGAAAGAAGAAGAGCATCTAAAAGCTAATAGGGGCAATTGGGAGGCCCATTGGCAACAGTTAGCAGATTTGATGCTTCCTAGAAGAAACGACTTTCAGGCTACTCAAAGTAGAGGGGCAGAAAGACGAGCTAAAATCTTCGATTCTACTCCATGTCGTGCAGTTACTAGATTTGCATCTGGTATGCATAACATGATGACTCCTTCGGCAGTTCCTTGGTTTATATTAAAACCACGGTTTCGTCCGTTAGAACAGAATAGGCAAATCCAGCTATGGCTTGAAGAAGTTCAAATTCAAGTGATGGAAACCCTGTCAAGACCTCAATCTAATTTTCATCCTTCAGCTTATGAATACTATACTGACCTTGGTACATTTGGTACTGCGGTTATGTATATCGAAGACGTTCCGGGCGAAGGCCCATTGTTTCGTCATTTTGGACTTAATGATTGTTTATTGGCCTCAAACAAAAATGGATTCATTGATACATGCTTCCGTAACTATAAACAAACTGCCAAAGACCTCTTTGAAAGCTATCCAGTAGAACGACTACCAGAATCCGTACTTCAAAATTTGGAGAATGGTAAAATTTATGAAGAATACGATATGATCCATGTCGTAAAACCTTACCATTCTGTAAAGCCTGGACCTTTATTAGAAATACAAGCTCCATTTGTATCTTTAACCATCTGTAAGAAAGAACGGATGTTAATGGATATAAATGGCTTTGAAGATTTCCCTTATGTTAGTAGCAGATGGAATAGGAATCCTTTAGAAATATATGGTAGAGGGCCAGGAGTTGATGCACTCCCAGATATTCGTATGCTTAATGAAATGGAAAAAACATTTCTTAAAAGTGTACAAAAAGCAGTATCACCTCCACTAATGGTTCCTGATGATGGATTTCTTGCACCATTACGAACTACACCAGATGCAGTCAATTATTATCGTGCAGGATTAGGTGGTCGTGAACTTGTATTCCAGATGCCTACTGTTGGTCGGGTTGAATATGCCGAAGCCAAAATGGGAATGACACGGCAATCTATAGAAAAGACTTTCTTTCTTGATCTCCTAGAATTACCTGGACCTATGGCTCCAGATGGAGATGTAATGCGGTTCTCTGCTACTGAAATAGCAATGAGGCAAAGAGACAGAATGACCGTTATCGGCCCAATTGTCGCTAGACAGGAAGTTGAATTTTTGTCTCCGCTTTTAAATAGGACAATGAAGGTAATGGCACGAAATGGTTTGTTGCCTCCTGTCCCAGAAGAATTTGCTGAAGAACCAATTAAAATAGAATATGTCAACCCTGTGTCAGTATCTATGAGATCCGTTGAGATGAATGCTGTATCTCAACTGATACAGTTTATAATGCCACTTGCTCAAATTGATCCTAGTGTGATTAAAAGACTGAATCCTCAACGCATTACTACAATGGGTGTCGAGATTCTTCGTGCGCCACCTTCGGTTGTATATACTGAAGAAGAAGCACAAGAGATTGCGAGACAAGAGCAAGAAGAAATGGCGAGACAACAGCAAATGGAACAAGCTATGGTAGAAGCAGAAGTAGGAGCTACTAGAGCAAAGGCAACTAAAGATATGGCAGAAGCGCAGAATGCTACTGAAGAAACAGGCTAAAAGAGCATCTAAGTATTTTGATCTCCTAAATAGTGATTTAGGAAAAGAAGTGTTAGCGGATATGTGTGACCGACATTTTATGTTGACAACCACGCATGTTCCTCATGATCCGCATACTACGGCTTTCAACGAAGGTAGAAGGGCTGTTATTGCGGAATTAATCCAACTTGCA